TGCTTTCAAAAACATAATCAGGTGCTGTGTTATTCACTCCATTTATCCAAAGCTTCCCAGTAATATTCACATCATTATTTTTAATTAACACATTTCCTAATGTTATATTGTTACCACTACTTAACATAAAATTTATATTTCCACCTGTAGATTTAAAATCATATACTGAACCATCTCCCTTTATCCCTATAATTCCATAACCAGCAATTCCTACTGCCTCCCCTGAATCACCATATCCACGAGTTCCAATATCTCCATGACCTTCTACTCCTATTGTGCTTGAAGAACCATATACACCATAAAAGGGACTATTACCATATACACCATAATAACCATGACCTCCTATACCTATACAATAAGCTGTATCATATTCACAAGTACCATAAATACCCCCTTGAGTTCCAACATTCTCAACCGTTAAAGTATAACCATTAGTATAATTTCCTATAATATCAACATTTCCTCTAATTTTTACATCATCATTAGTTAAATCAGCATTATTAGAAGAATTAATGTAAATTACACCAGAAAGATTTACTTCATTTTTTCCAGTTAGCATTGCCGTTTCTAATAATGTAGTAGGATTTGTTGTTCCAATCCCAACATTTGAACTATTAACATAAAGATTTCCACTTACATTCAAAGCAGTTGCTGAATTTCCTATTTCCAAAGCATAAGCTGGATTAGTTGTTCCAATTCCTACATTTCCTCCATTAAAATAACTATCTCCTGCCCCTATTATTTTTGTATGATATGTGCCTGTTGAATCAGCTAGATAAAACTGCCCATCTCCAGAAGACCCTTGGACAATTAATCCTAATAAATTTCCGTTGCTGTTAGTCCACTGTTGTATATATTCACCATTTCCAGCACTTTTTATATCTAGTTTTGTTGCAGGTGTTGTTGTTCCTATTCCTACATTTCCACCTGTAAGGATTGTTATTTGTCCTGTTCCTGCTGCTTCACGAAAAACGATAGTTCCTCCACTTGGACGGTCTATATACAAATTTTTATCAGTTCCTCCACCCCCTGTCATTCCAATTTTTCCTGTATCGCTTGCATTTCCATTAAGGGATATTAAATTGTAAGTTGTGGCCCCAGTATTTTGTCCGATTAAAATATTAGTAGTTCCACCAGCATTTATATCTAATTTAGCAGTTGGAGTTGATGTGCCTATTCCAACTTTACCATCTTCTCCAAGATTAACACATAAAACATTTGCTCCAACCTTCAACTGTCTTGTTTGTTCTGACTTTCTAACTGCGAAGTCATCAAGAATACCTTTTGACTTTCCGCTATTATCAATTTGAACTGGCTTAGAAATAGGTCTTAACAATGGGTTAACCATTTTTATGCCGCCTGTATAACTATTGCATGTCCTGTTTCGTTTTCTGCAAAGCAAACTAAAGAATCTGCAACTAATGGTGTTCCTGTCATATTTCTTAATCTGCTTGTAAATTCAGAATAATTATTTGTTAAAATTATATCTCCTACTGCTGTGCCGTCGTTGTTTGAAGCTGTAACACTGTCTTTATAATCGTCGTTAAAAGCATAGTGAGAAATTAGAGAAGTTGTATTAGGAATATCTTTTGAATCATTTAAAACCTGTGCATCTGTCAAAGCAACATTCCAATATTTAACATCTGAAATAGCTCCTTTAAATTCTAATGTTAAAGCTGCATCTCCTGCAATAGAATCTGCCGCTCCAATATGTGCTCCATCTATTCCCGAACAAGTGTCAAACCAATAAGTAGCTTCTGTAACATCTGTTTCTGTAAGTGTTCCTTTAACTAAAGAAAACTCAACTCCATCAATATAAATTTTAGGTTTTACTGCATCTTGAACTAATGCGATGTGATGCCAGTTGTGAGGTTTTATATTTGCTCCGACTGTTATTAAATCCCAAGCTACATCCGGTCCTGCTCTTGCACACTTTGCCTGAATTTCTCCAGCAACAAAAGCTAAATAAATATAATCTACTGCATTTGCATCTCCAAAACCAATAATAGCATAAGTTCCAGTTTTGTCTGGCACATTAATCCAAGCTGTAATAGTTCCCGCTGTGTCGTTTGCTGTTACTCTATCAGAAGCTAACTCATCTATCTGCACTCCATCATCTACAGCACCACCAATAAATGCTACTGCTCTTCTACCTCTCAATCCACCGCAAATATGATAAATGTCTGTTGTTGCCATTTTAAGATTCCTGCACAGATGTGATTAATTCCCAAGAAGCTGCTGCTGCTGCATCTGCCTTTTTAAAACATAACTTGTTTTGTGTAGAATCATAAATAATCATTCCAATATTTCCTACGATAGTATCTCTTACAGCTGTTGTTAATTGAGGAATGTTTATATGTTTTAAATCAATTAATTCAGTTTCCATTTACTTCCTCGTATTTGTAATTTTACAAATTTCGTTAGGTGCTTGTAACTGGAATACTCCTCTTTCCCAAGAATCAATTTGAGTATATTTTCCAGGAACAATAGTTGTAACAGTTGTTAAAGGGGTTGCTTGTTTCCAAACCATACCTTGCTTTTCTACAAGAACATAAGCTTCGTCTGCTGCTACTACTTCAGATATTCTAATTGTTAATCCTAAAATGCTTCCTACTTTTCCGTTACTCATAACACCACTTGAATATGTGGGGTGATTCAAAACTTTAGAATTTGAAATGATATTTGTGTAATCTTGACCATTAACAACTAAAACACCACTTCCATTTAAAGCATCAATTCCATCTACTCTTAAAGTTTGTATAGCATCTAGAATATCTTTTATTGGATCTCTGTTAGCTACTGTTGCACTATCCCACTCATACCCTGCTGTTATAGCGACTGTATTTCCGAAACTTGCTGCACAAACAGTGTATATTGCTAAATCTTCTTGATAGATTATTTTTCTTGCTATTCTGTAAATCTTTCTTTGAAGCATTGGAACTGTTGCATATTGTCCTGCTTCCATGGAGATTAAACTTGTTGCAGCATATTTTTCAATTACTGAACTATACTTTGTTTCTTTAACATCTACATAAGGAAATGGTGCAAATTCGGGTACTCCTTTAATTGATGTATAAGTTCCGCCATCTGTTGAATCGTCGTTTGTTTCTCTGAAATAAGATTCTGTGTAAGAATCAGATTTGTCTAATGCACACATTGATTTCCAAACTTCTTCTAATTTTACAACTGCCTTTACTGCTGTATCAATATGCTCTTTTCTTAAATCTGCTTCTCTTTCTGTGTCTGCCATTTTATACTAATTGTCCCACTTCAACGATGACTGTTCCTCCACCGCCTCCGATTGTATTTAATGCTTTACCTATAACACTCCCGACTATTGTATCTGCTTCTGTAGCCAATGCCACTAAATTAGCACCTGCAATAGAAACGGCATTTCCAGCTGGTATTGCTGCTGCGGTTGTAGTAAAACTCCATCTTCCATTCATTGCGACTGTAAGTTCTGTAACTCCTTCAGATGCTGTATGTTCAACCCAACATATACCTCCGAACGGGTCTGAATCTGCAGCACTGACAACTACTGTGTTAGCATCTCCTAATTTCATAATTGTTCCAATAGGGACTGCTGTAGCATTTGCTATAACTCGTCTTTCAAAAATAGTTGGTGCTTGAATACAAACTGCTTCGTTAGCCATATGACAATTAATAGAAAACTCTTATTTAAATATCTTTCTAATTAACCGGTACACCGAATAACTTTATAATTTTTTAAGTTGATTATTTAATGCTTCAAGAACTATCTTTCCCTCTTCGGTGTGATTGTGAGAATCTCTCTCATTTTGTTCAGAAATCTTAATAGATTCTTCAAGTTTTTTAATTGACTCTTTTAAATATTCTTTATTCATTGTATTTCTCAATAGCTTTTTCTAAAGCTGTGTCTTTAAAATAATTTTTAGCACCTTCTTTTCTTAACTCTGCTTCTGTCTTTTGAGGTGTTGTTTGTCCTGAATTAGTGCCACCGCCAAGCTGTAGAATCGTAGCAACTTTTTCATTTCTCTTTGCTATTTCTTCGGCTCTATCGTTCTGTTCCTTCATAGCTTTAGCTGCTGCTTCTGCTCTCTCTAGCATAGAATTAGGTTCTTGAGCTACTGGTTCTATAGGTTTATCTTCTGGCATAAAGTAAGGTGTATATATATGTTTATATATCTTTCTAATTAAACAAGGATAATATTAAAGTCATTACCTTTGGAAAGACCTCTATGCCTGTATGAACTGTTATTGCTACTGTTAAGTAGCCACCAATCCATTTAACAAGTTTTATGTCGCTTTCAATTTTCAAGAATCTTAAACCTATTTCTGTGTTTCTCATTCTGTAAATCCCCCTTGCCATAATAAAACTTCTTTAGGGTCTCCAGTTAAAGCATATCTTTCTAAAAGTTGTCTATTCTCCGTCATTATTCTTAAATTTCTGCTCATTTCGTCTTGTAAGTCCAAACCCTCACGAACATCTTTTGGACTTTCTCTTAAAGATACTTGTGCAGCATTATACTTAAATCTCGTGCTTTCTTCAAGTTTTATTAGAGAATCTAAAGCTTGTTGCAGATTTGCTCCTTTTGAAATTGCAGCAGTTGTTATTCTTTTGCTTTCAGCAACATTATTTGTAATATCTCCTTGTAGTTGTTTTATGTTTCCCGAAGCTGGATTGAATAAAGTAGATAAAGAAATACCAAATAAACTTGTTGTTGCTACAACCCCTATGGCCGCATTAATTGCCCCCCCTACACCTTCTCTATACTCTGGATAGTTAGGATTATTTACCCCTAAATTAGCTTGAACTGACCTTGCCATAGCTATTCCAGCTTCAACATTTCTTTCATAAGTTGTTAATGGCTTTTCATTGCCTTTTAATAAATCAATTTGCTGTAATTCTTGCTGTTGCTTTGCTGCTAACATTTGTGTTGGGTCTGTTGCAGGGTCTATAAATTCTACTGGCTTTCCTTCTTTCCATATATCTTTGCTTCCACTTGCAACACGATTATATTGAACTCCTTCTTTTTGAACTTCGCTTGAAACTCCCCCCCCTCTTTCAACATCTATTTTATCTTTGTTTGTAAAATCTTTAGGGGCATATTTCTCTAATTCTTCGGGAGTTAATGCTCTTGATTTAATTTTATTCACTTCTTCTTGTGTTGGTAAAGGATTAAATTTTTTCTTAGCCATTATTGTTCTCCCTGCATTTCTAATTTACTTTGTCCTGTGTTCTTTGCTTCGTCGGATTGCATATTATTAACTAAAGAAGGTTGCCTATTAATCTTTATTTCTATTCCTACTTGGTTTTTAATGTCGTTTTCTAATTCTGTAATCTCTTTTATCCAAACTGGTTCTGTAATGAAAACATTTGTCTTAGCACTAGCTTCTGTGTTATTTTCTGTTGTTCCCCCTATTGAAACTTTAGAAATTCCTAACTGAGAATAAAATTTGTTTTCAGCCCAAGATTGATAACGAATAAAAGCATCAATAGGAGGCACTACTAAGTCCTCAAACTTTGCCTCTTCGGGTTTGCATGTAAGTAAAATAACATTTCCGTTTTTTATTCCACTTGCTAACTCTGTCTTTAATTGAGTTAATCTCGTTGTGTCTGTTTCATCTACATAGAGAACTCTAACAGAGGAGTAGTGCATTAATCTTCTTTGGTCTCTAGCACTTTCCTGCATAGCTTCAATAACCCACTCCACAGCAGAGGTTACACTTGTTCCGTGTGGCTCATCTAAAATTCTATCATTCATTAAATGTAAAACTTCGTTTGGTTCTAATCTTTTAACTTCTCCGTTTCCTTGATTATACTCATAATGGTCAAGAAGTCCATTTTCATTTGAAATGTTACTTAATCTTCTAGAATCAAGAACTTTAAGATTGATTAAGACCTTACTTTCTTTATCTCTTATTATTTGAGCATAAGCATCTCCATTAAATTTCTTTATGCAAAGAAGATTAAACAAAATCTTTCCAAAATCTTCTTTCCCATTTCCAGTTATTAATTTTAAGTTATTATCGTCGTGAATAGTTAATGCAGTATATCCCCAACCTAAAACTCTTATTGCGAAACTTTGTATTGCTGCTCTGTATTCTCCAACATTATAATAGTAACCATAGTTTTTAGCTGCATCTGTGTTGTCCCATTTATTTTCTTTTTGAGCTAAAGCTCCGTCAGTTGTTTTATTTGGAATTGTATAATTTGGAACTCCGTTTGCAAAATCTGTTGTTGATGTGTAAGCTAAATTTGAGTTCATATTAATTTGTTCTAAAAGGAATTTGGAATTTTAATTGTGTTGGATAATTAGTTTTTATAACTTGATAGACTGCAGGAACTGTTGTAGGAAGAAGGTCATCACTTCTGTTCATTGGGTCACAACCTATCCCTCCTATTGCTGTCTTATTTACTTCTGAACACTTAACATACAATTTCATAGTAAATCTTAATATGTCCCCTTCTTTAAAGTGTTTAACTGTTGATGCATTAACCTTTAATGTTGAAATTGAACTTATTATATCTCCCGCTTCTGAATTGCTTTGTTGAATAACCTCACTGGTTGCTGTGCTTCCTATTTGAGTTTCAGTTACTCCATCATAATGATAAACCAATAAATCTGTATAAAATGTAAATATATCTGTAGTTGCTGAAACAACTTTGATTCCAAAAGGAATAGAAGTTAAAATATCTCCAAAGATATCTTTAGGGTTATTAAAAATAATATCCCAATCAAAATCTAAAGCAAGAACATAGGTATTTGCTGGTGCACAGGTTACAGTTTCTCCATTTTTAGTTAACAATCCTGAATAAAAAGTATTTGGACTTGTGTAAGTAGTTCCTGCCATATTTCCTCCATAAAAAACAGCATATCCTGTTCCATCTCTTACATCTGCCCAATCATAACTGATAACTTCTTCTGGACTCTTTCTATAAACTTCTTGTAAAATTTGTTCTGCCATTATACTCCTGTTTTTATTAATCGAACTCCTTGTTTAATTTCGTTTTCTATTCTTGTAACATCTGCAGTCATTTTATCAAAATATAATTCAGAAGTTCTCATCTGAGCTCCGCTTGTATCCATTGCAACGATTGTCATTGCTGCTTTCATTGCTACAAATTGTCCTAGAAGTAATTTCATTGTTGCATGCAAAGAAGCATAGTTTGTGACAAAATCATAACCAGCAACAACACAAATATAAGTTTCCCAATATGCATCTTCAATGTTGATGAATGCTTCTGTGGAATATGTTGTCTTGTTCGCCCATTCTGGAACATAATGCTGAACCCATGCTGTAGTGATAAAAATTCCTGTATCCGCCATGCTTAGATGTATGATATAGAGAGATTTAAACTTTTCTGATTTGCTAACCAAGCTGCACGGATAAGCCCTTCTGCAATATGGGTATAATTTCCAAATATTCTCAACTTTGTCTGTTCTCCTTCTTTTATTACATATTCATATTGAACCGAACTAAGAGAATCTATTACCTCATCATCATCAAGAAGTTTTATTATTCCTTGCTCCATCAAAGCTAACAAATTTTCATACAAATCTATTTTCATTAATTTTACTGAACTTCCATCTCTATCAATAACTCTCTTTGCATTATTAATCGGAACAATCTTTTTTCTAATGCTTGGTATTCTTAAAAGATGTTCTACAATAAAAGTTCCCATTGTTCCGCTTCCTGCATCTATTCCTATTTTTCTGCAGTCATATCTTAAATCTGCTCTTACAATATTATCTTCTGTTTCTGTTGTAAGTGTTTTTTTTGTTATAATATTTTCAACCTGTTCAATCTTACCATCTCTTTTCTTTTCTAAAATTTCAATTGTTCCTTCGTCTTCTCCCATGTGTGCAATATCACAACCCATAAAGTAATCCCTATTAGGTAGTATCGTTTCTTTCTTTTTCAAAATGCATGCTGACTCTATTACTTTATCTAAGAACCATCTGTGAAGTCCTTCCATAAACTTTCCCAGATATTCTTGTGCATATTGCCTTTCACTCATTCTCTTCTTTGCCTGTTCAAGTTTTCTAATTGCTTTCTCTCTTCTTTCTTCTGTCCAGCTTTCAGAAATTGGTCTTTCTCTTATTACTTTTTCAGAGTCAATGCTAAATCTTGTAAAACTGTCGTATGCTTTATCTTCATTAATAAAAGTTCTGTAAAATTCTCCTTCTGCTCCGAAAGGTGTTGAAAGTAAGATTGTATCTCCGCCAGTTGTTAAAAGAGCTGGGGTTATCGCTTCCCAAACATCCTCAGGAACTCTGCTTGCTTCATCTACATAAAGTCTCCCAATAGTGATAAAACGGATGCCTAGACCGCTCTGCCCTACTGGAAGACAATAGATTTCTACTCCTGTCGTTAGTGTTATTTTTTCTTTTGTTGGTTTGTTAAGTCCACCTGCTATGCTTTCTGGGAAATTTTCAACAAGATAATTTAATGTTTTATTAAAAAGTGCTTGGCTCTGTCTTTCTGTTGGGGCAATCATTACAATAGGTTCTGTCTCTGGATTCTCTATTGCATAATCTCCTGCATCTTTTCCACAAATGACAGATTTTCCTACTTGTCTGCCTGTGCATAATATTTTATCTCCCTTTTTAAGATTTAAGAATTTTAATTGCCATTCGTCATAGACAATCTTTTTTCCTGTTCTTAAAATCTTTTTACGGAGAATATTTTTTTTAGGCATTGCTGTTAAATGGAAAGATAGTTTATAATATTTTTTAAAAAATTTGGCTGTGTGGATAACCCAAATATTTATACTCATACTCAACTATCGGCACTTTAGAATTAATAACGCAGGCTCATAGGGGAACTATTCGCCTGCCTTTATCTATTTGTTCAACCTTACCCTATTACTCTTAGCATTGGGCATGTTGTGGCGTGGGTATCTTTTCCATTGGAAATGAAGGTATGCTTACCTATGTTTCCTATGGAGATTAACAAAGGAAATACGGCCTTATACTAAAAAGTTATTCGGTGAGGCGGATAACTATAAAGGGAACAGGACATAGGAAGGGGGGGAAATTCGGGCGAGGAAGGCCAGGGCGGAGCGGGGGGGGAGGGAATTAGGAAGGATTGACTAAGGAAGGGGGGAGCGGAGCCCTTGCTTTCGTGAAATATAGAATAATATAGCATAGAACAGCATGCAAAGAATTAAATTTTAGCTTGTGAGGAACGAACAAGCTAAGTATTCTAAATATTTAAATGTTGTTACTTGACAGCAATACTATATTTCACGAAAGAGCATATTAAGTAAGATAACACTTAGGAAAACCGCCTGGGGCTAATAGAAAGTTATTTAAATAAGTGATTCTAAGAAAGTTAGTTGTTATTAAGAGATATTGTTATTCAATAGTTAGCATGAATGTGTTCTTTATAGAAATAAATATAATATAAGGTATTATGTATATATATACATACCATAATATGTTCCCTTTTCTTTCTTGGTTCTTCTTTCTTTTAAACACAAACATTTAAATAGATGGATAATCATAAACATATATGAAGATACCAACACAGATGACTATTGAACAAGAAGTGAAAGAAAAAGCAAAGGAATTAGGATTTAATATATCTGAAGTTGCTGAAGAAGCATTGATTAAGAAGATAGAAGAAGCAACAATGAAAGAAAAAGTTAATTCTGAACATAGATGCGAGTTTTGTGGAAAAATTGATAGATTAGCCACAAGAGATGATTTAACTGGATTAACCTGGCTATGGCCAGATGAAAGATGGATTTGTGAATCTTGTTTAAAAGCTAAAACTGCTGCAATGACTGTTGCTGCATCTATACATCAATGAACCAATCAGAACAAGACCATGTTATTAAGAACTTACAATCAATGCTATTACTAGCTAAAGAAGAAATAAACGATTTAAAAGAAAAAATAAAATTAATAAAAAAAGAAAATAACTTAGTTTAACTATTCTACCGCTGGAACTCCAATAAGCAATAACTTATCCATCTGCAATTTTAAATCATCTGCTGTTTCAAAGTATAACTTAACTCGTGCTCCTGCTTTCCCAAATTCATAGCTATTAGGCCTTTCTGTCTTGTTTATGATAACTTGTTCCATTTTAAACCAGTGGAATTACCAAGTATCTAGTAT